GGCAACCAATGCATCTGCTGTTGCTTTTTGTAGTTCTCAAATGCCCATGGATATTTAAAAGGCTTATAATATTCTCTTTCTTTTAATAAACTCATTTTATCCCTCACAACTTAGACAATCTTGCTGCTCAAAGATTATCTCTCTTTTTATCTTATTTGATACATTGTCAGCTCTAGAAATTGCCTCACTTCTTAGATAGTATAAAGTTTTCATATTCTTTGCCCATGCTAACATATGAATATTATGTAATTCACCTTTATTTACATCGGGCGGAAAGAATAGATTTACACTCTGAGACTGGCAAATAAATTCTTGCCTTGCCGCAGCATGTTCTACTACCCAAGATTGATTAATTTCTACAGCAGTTTTAAATACTTCTTTTTCCTCTGCAGTTAGAAACTCAAGATGTTGACAACTTCCTTTGTTTGTAACTATGCTTTTCCAAGTATTATCATCATTACGATTATACTTTTCCAGAACTTTTTCTAGATATTTGTTTTTCTGTAAGTGGGAACCACTCTTAGTTTTTTGCGTGTACGCATTTGCTCTAAATGGTTCGATACTTGGTGAGGTATTTCCGCATATAATAGAAGAACTTGCGTTAGGTGCTACTGCCAATAGATGAGCATTTCTTACTGAGCAAGAATCATCATCAGGGCATGCACCTCTTTCTACTGCAAGTTTTTCTGTTTCTGCTTGTGCTAATGTTTTTATATGTTTAAACATCTCAAAGTTTACACTAGAGGCAAATACGCTTTCAAAAGGCATATTATTCTTCTGTAGGTAAGCATGAAATCCCATTGCTCCAAGACCTAAACTTCTCTCACGCATAGCGCTAAATTTAGCTCTTTCGAGTTGTTCTGGAGCATTTGCTATAAAATATGTTAGCACATTGTCGAGCATACGAATTAAATCTGGAATGAACGCAGGAACGTTTTTCCATTCATCATAATACTCTAAATTTACACTCGATAAACAGCAAACTGCTGTTCTCTCTTCATCTGTAGCAAGTGTAATTTCAGAACAAAGGTTACTGTGGTGTACACGTAATCCTTTATTCTTTTGAAATTGTGGTAAGTCTGCATTTACCGCATCTTCAAACATTAAGTAAGGTTCTCCAGTTTCCATACGATTCTGGAGTAATTTTACCCATAATGTTCTTGCACTTACTACTTTTTTCACTTCCCCACTATGTGGGTCTATTAGCTCCCAAGAATCATCAAAGCCTTCTTCTTTGGTAGCTCTATGTATAATTTCCATGAATTTATCACTTATGACAACTCCATGATGTAGGTTAAGACATTTACGATTTGTGTCTCCACCCGTTGGTTTTCTCATGTCAAGAAACTCCTCTACTTCAGGGTGAGATATATGCAAGTATCCTGCATAACTACCTCTTCTTGTAATTCCTTGTGAAAAAGCAAGCATTTCTGCGTCAACCACTTTTACAAATGGAATTACACCTGTGCTTTCAGAGCCTTTTGATGTTTTAGTACCTTGCGCACGAACATCACTCCAACTGCCACCAATTCCACCACCCATTGATGATAGATAGGCATTTTCTGTATAATGTTCTGTTATGCCCTCTCTTGAATCTTCTACATGATTTAAGAAACATGAGATTGGGAGACCCCGCTTAGTCCCTCCATTGGAGAGAACAGGAGTCGAAAACATAAACCATAAATTACTTGCATAATCATACAGTCTTTGTGCATGTGCTTCGTCATCTGCAAAAGCTGAAGCAGCTCTTGCAAAACCTTCTTGTGGTGATTTTTCATCACCCACTAGATAACGATCTTTAAGAGTTTTATGACTAAACTCAGTTAAAAGCTTATCTTTACTATAATCTATTTGTATCATATTATTCCTTCTAAAGTTCTGTGTATAACTTTCGTGTTTTCTTCTCCGACCGCCTCTTCTGCATAAGTAACTAAATCCATTAACTCAACGTTTTGTAGAAGTTGTTCTGCATTTTCGTTGACTGCTTGGATATATTTATACTTACCTTCTAGTGGACATGCATCGTAAATATCGAAAACTGTTCCATATTGTTCCATTAACTGCACTGCACGCTTTGGACCAACTCCAGGTACTCCTGGTACATTGTCTCCTTTATCGCCAGTAAGACACTTGAAAGTAATATAATCTTCTATATCAAAATCATAGTGTTCGTCCCAGTTATGTACCGTTGTTTCTTTTCTAGTAACAGTACTAAATCTAGAAACTTTGTCATTGATAAGTAAATCCCAGTCTTTATCCGAAGATACTAACCAGCAATCATCAAAATCAAAGTTAAGTGTTATATAGGCAGCAATATCATCAGCTTCTACACCACGAAAGTGAAAAACTGGATACTTTTGTTTTATAAGAGTAAGAGTGTCTTGAAATTCTGCCATAAACATTTCAAATTCTTTTGCCTCTTGCTCAGTTTGGTCAGCAAATCTTTCTTTACGATTTGCTTTATATTCGGGGTAAATTTCTTTTCTGTAAGTACTACCACCATCAGCACATACGATAATCGTACCTGCTTTGTAAGACTTTGCTAAACTTTCGATTGTTCTTATGTAGTCATACTTAAAATCAAGTATGTTTTGATGTTTCCATCTAAATGCTACGTTAAGTCCATCAACTATCAGCAAGTTCCCAGTCGGAGCTGGGGCTCCAAGGTTCGCAATTGTAGTCGCCATTTGTAAATATTATCTCCTCGTTTTCTAGCCAGTGTTCTGCTATAAGAATATACATACCCAGCCATGCAATATATGTATATCTCAATGTGTTTTTGGGTTTTCTTACTGTTGCCACAAAGAACTTCCCATAATTTTCTCTGAAGATAAGTAACGGTTCTTGTTCCATATCTTGTGATTGTTTACATAACTTACTCCACCACTTATACAAATTATTTGTTTTAGAGGTGTATATCTTTGAGTTAAAGCCACTATCTTTATAGAACTTTACTTCTATACAAAATAAGTTATGCTTTCCTGGAACTCTTAAATCTCCTTTTACTTTCCCGCTTCCCGAGCCTGGAGTTTGTTCCCACTTTTCTTCAGTCATTCTTCCTAGAAGAGACATTACTTGTTGTTCTCCTCTGTTTCCTTTTTGTCTTGAATTAACCATTCGCCCACAATCCTATTAAATAAAAACTCATCATCATTGTAGCCAGAGCCATAAACTGCACTACTGCCATAAATGCAACAAGTTTGAGTTGAGCATCTCCTAAAGGTTGTAGGTGTTCTTTTTGCCACTTATCAACTTCTTCAGGAGTTGCCTCTCTTGGTTTTTGTAAATTAAATTCTAGTTGTTGTCCATACTTGTCTTCAAAGACTTCTATCTCCGTTCTTCTTTTCCACGAATCTAAAATTTTTTTCTTTGTCACGCTTCTTTATCTAAGTCCCATCTAACTAAATTTTTACCTTTCAGTGATGGTCTATTTAACCAAAACTTCCAGGACTCTTGCTCTGTTCTCCAGTTATATACCCATGGAGCATTTTCTCTTTCTGCATCAAGAAACACAGAATTAGTGAACAAGATTGGTATAATTACCATAAAGTGAATAATGATGCTTAGAACAATGTCATAACCTAGCCAACCCATATAAAAGATTGCTAGGAAGCCAAAGTATACACTCCACATAGTAAAGAGTACTAGTGTAAAATAAGATTGTAAACTTGGATCAGGTATATACTTTAATGGATTATACCTATTATTCATCACAAGTCTCCAACAATCCACAACAAAGAGAATTAATCTTCTATGTAATGCTGGTTTAGTCATTTAAGTAACTCATCTCCTCTTCTTTTACTACTTCGATTTTACCGAGTAGTGGGTGTGTCCAACCGTGGGACACTATATATGTGTTTAAATTATCTTCTTTTAACAGTATTTCTACTAATCTTTCTTTACCTAGTTCATCTAGAACATTGGTAACTTCGTCTAGAAACAAAATGTTTATTTGAGATTTGGAAATACTACTCATAAGTTTTCTTATTGCGAGTAGAGTAGCTGTATTTACTCGTGCAAGTTCTCCTGCACTTAGAGATAATATATCTACTGACTTTCCGTTATCTTCTATAATTACATTAAGTTTATCATTTAAAACTACAAACTCTAGACTGAATCTACCATCACTAAGTTCTGCTAGATATTCGTTTGTAAGTTCTTCTAAATCTTTTACAAGATTTTCTATTTTGTAAGCAAGTAGTCCATTTGTACTAAATGCTTTTTTCAAAATTTCTACACTTGCTAATTTATCACTAATAGTATCTAATCCCTCTATTAGTTCTGCAAGTTCAGTTTCAAAATTTGTTTCTTGTTCTATTATAATACCAATACGAGTATTATGTCTTTCAACCTTATTATTATGGTCAATAGCTTCCTGTAAATTATTTTGATATTCTGTATACTGATTACTTAACTCTTGTATTCTAGTTTTTAAGTCATCTGCATCAGGTATATCGCTTGTCAGGTTTTGATCGATTCTTCCATAGAGTTCTTCCCACTCTGAGACTCCTCTCTTTGCTTTTTCATGGATTGTATTCTTCTCCTTGACCTCTGATAATTTCGTAGCTTGTTTCGTAATTTCCTTTTCAATGTATGTCACCGTTTTTGTATGCTCTGCTATCTGTCCTTCTATAAAGGGAACATCTATATCTTCACCACAAGTCGGACATTCAAGCGTATCAGTTGCTAGTAATTTATTGTACTTATCAATCATTGATTGTTCATATGCCATCTCGCTTTTCCAAGTAGCTATACCTTCAATAAGATGAGTTGTATCAATCTTTTCGGGGTTTTCAACCAATAGTCTTCTACGTTCATGTATATCTATTGACTCCAACTCCTTTCTGTAATAATTATTTTGATTTATTTTTTTAATATTTTCGGTGATATTTTCAAACTCTATTTGTAATGAACGTAAAGTTTTTCCATCTTCTTCCGAATATTTTGGTAAATCCATTTTTGATAGTAGTGATGTATCTTCCAATTTATTGTCTTTTAACCATTTTTCAATAGTTGCAATTTTCCCATCTACTCGTGAAACTTCTGACCCAAGAGTTCTAGAAAGCTCACGAAATACATCGAAATAAGATACATATTTATCTAACTGTAATAAATCAATCAAAAACTTCTTACGGTTTGTGTCGGTAGCCGTAAGAAACTGTAAACTAGCATTGGTGTTTTGATAGACAATCTGTGAAAAAGTCTTAAAGTCTATCCCAATAATTTCTTCTAATGTTTTGTAAGTATTTGTCGCAGTGTGTGAGCTAATATCCTCACCATTTTTAAGCAACTTTACTTTAATATTTGCACGACGAACTACATCAATGTGGTAAGCATCGTCGTTTGCTATAAAATCAAGAGATATATCATATCCCTTATTAACTTGTCTGTTGGCAATATCTGCCTTTTTAATACCTTTGGAGTTTTTATTGAAAAGAACTTCCTCTAGAATTAGAGGTATAGAAGACTTACCAGCACCATTTGTACCGATTAGTTGTGTCAAAGTGTTGTTATTAAGTTCTATTTCATTGTCAGAGCCGTAACTAAAACAATTACTCCATCTCAGCCTTTCTAGCGTTATCACTAAATACTCCTATAATTTTCTTGACTTTATCTTCGTCAAGTTCCAGAATGTAAGAGAGGTATTCTCCTAATTCTTCTTCTATTGTCATTTCTTTGTCTAATATAAGGGTTGCCTCTGTTTTTCTCTTGATAACTTTTTTATCAAGTAGTTCTGAATTTTTGACCCCGCTCAGGTCTGAGACATCTCCTTCTACTTCATATATAGTATGGTGCCATTCAGTTTGCACCATATCTTCGGTACTAGTAACAGTTTTACGAATTAGTTGTGGCAAGTCAAACTCGTGCCATGTCCAACTCCAATCATCTGCTATTACTAGATAACCAGTTTTAACTTCGTTTCTATGAAATGACGTAGTCATAGGGCTTCCAGGATACACAATATTTCGTTGAGTATTCTCGTGAGCATGTAAGTCTCCTGCGAAAACCGTTTTAAACTTGTCAAATCTTTCTAAGTCTACTTCTGGTGTAACATGCGGTGGTATTTCTCCTCTCACATGAGTAAATATATAATCTACATCATCTATATCTTCTATACTGTTCTTTCTGTGTAAGTCAGCATAGGGTAAAATCGCCCAATCATGAAGATAAAAAGTTTCTGTAATCACTGTCACTAGAGGATTTAATTCTTTTGTTACTCTTTTTAGATTATCAAAAAATGTTTTATGTTTTCTAGTGGCTTCGTGATTGCCGTCATATATAATGGTTTGTACTGTTGTATTCTTTACAAAGTCAAAATACAAAGTAAGTTCGTCCATAGAAGGGACTCGATCAAACAAGTCCCCGCCTATGATATGTAGTGTAATGTTATGTTTTTGTACAGCTTCTTCTACTTGTTGAAAAAATAATTCATATCTGGAGCAAGCCCAGGACATAGGAACGTTCTTTTGTCCTAGCTTAATATGCCAGTCTGCTGTAAATAAAATCATGCTACAAACTCGTCTCCTGGGTTCCATTCACACCCAGTTAATCCACCTGCTTTAAGTGCTTGTAGAGTTCTCAATATTTCTTTTGCATTTCTGCCTGTATTGAGAGCGTTTATCGATATATGCTGGATAAAGCCTTCAGGGTCAACTATATAAGTTGCCCTGTAAGGTACTCCTTCGTCACTTACTATTCCTAACTCTTTTGCTAACTCATTGTTGCAATCTGCTAGAAGTGGGTGAGCAACTCCGTATAATGGAGCATGTTCATCGCCTGTCTTCCAGTTCCACTTACAATATTCATTGTCTGGACTAATACCAAAAACTTCATCAGTTTCTGCAAGTAATTCGTCCATTCCTACAATCTCTGTAGGACAAATGAATGTAAAGTCTTTTGGATAAAAATAGATAACTGACCAGTTCGATAAATCCCAACTGTTGACAGTAATAAAGTCATGGTCTGCGTCTTTCCAATCTTCATGTATAAAACTAAAATTACCACTAACTCCATTGAGATTAAACTCTGGAAATTTATCGCCTACTCCAATCATGTTAAGTCAAACTCCTCATTGATACTGTCGTCCGCATTAGAGTTCGCAGAACCACTTCTGATTCTGTCTAATAATTCTTTTTGTGCGTCAGCAGTAGGTCTTGGAAGGACTTCGTCCATTGACTTAAGGTCAGCTATAAGCTCTTGCTCTTGTTCTGTTAAAGGTCTTGGTTTACACTTAAGTGGTTGTAATTGATACTCCACATTGTAAGCCATTGGGCCTGTCTTAAGTCTTTTGAAGTAAACGTCCCAACCTGTTTCTGGGTCGGCAGGATCGCCTAAATCTTCAGCTGCTAATATGATTTGCTCTAAAAGTTTCTTTTTTAGATTAAGAACTTTTACTTTGCCACCATGTATACATTGTATAGCATATGACCAAGTGCATTTCATATCTGGGTAATATTCTCTTACCCAATCTTTCTCAAGATTTGTAAATGCTTCCTTCTCTCTATCAAAAGATAGACATTCAAAAGGAACATTCTTATCATTCTCTCCTTTTAGCCAGTAGACGTATCTTGCACATACATCACCAACCATTCGTACTGTATTATCGCCTTCTACATATGTGTAGGACTCGATTTTACCTTTTTGGGCTTCGCCCTTTAATTTATTAAATGTTAATGCCATAGCATTTTCTCCTTAGTAACTTCTTCAAATTTAAAATGGATTCTACCATTCTCCACATGAAGTAGTCTGTTTTGTGTTAATATATCTTGCTTTCCTGTATAGACCAGCAAGTCCAGTGTGGTATCTTTTCTACTTTGATATTCAAATACATTACGCAGTGAAGCGATACCTGCATACTGCGCAATCTCCACGTCTGAATATCTAGTTCTTTGAATAAGTAAAGGTTCAGGATTAACCAAAAAGCTATCGCCATGAAAGCTTTTTTGCCAAAACTTGAACCGCCTATCCTTTCTATTGATTGGAGGTTCTTTTTTATAAGTCAAAATGTAAAGTATAGCAACTATGTCTACGACTTTTCCATTCGTCTCTTTTAGTATCTTTTTCCAATTATAGAATATCATTATATCAAAAATTTAACCTTTTGTCAAGAAGTATTTTTCCATGCTTATATCGTCTCAACTTCATAACCTTGTTTCATGTAATACCCCATTCTCGCATTTGCCTGTCGGTTTGCTGTTTTACCAACTAAGTGAATGTCTACTATAATAGGTTGAGGTTTGTCCTCATGTATTCTAATAATACGTCCTACAAGCTGTGTGAGTAAGGGCTCGTTATTTATAGGAGTTGCTAAAATTATACAACTTAAACAATCTAATGATATTCCTTCAGAAAATATACTTTGTGTTCCAAATAAAACATCTTTATCTCCAAAAATTTGTTTTATAATGGCAGGTCTTTCTTCGTGTGGTATATCACCAGTAACACAAATAGAGTTCTCTCCAACAAGTCTATTGCATTGTTTAAGAAAATCTACTCTATCAGATACTACTAGTACTTTATGACCACGAGCAGCATACTTTGCCGCTAGTACTGCCATCATGTTTTGGTACTCCCAGTTATACGCTATTGCATTTATCCGAGTAGCCCAGGGTGTAGTTGCACCATCTGGAAACCTTATTCCCGATTTGAGAATATGTACTTTAGGTACTAAGTAATTCTCTTTTGGTGGTTTATACACATTTGTATTAAAGTAGTCTCGAAAGATAACATGACGTCCATCTTTTCGTTCCATTGTACCTGTTAATCCAATCTTATACCTTGCTTTACTAGCATCAACAATACGAGTAAAAGTAGGACTGGATACATGATGCATTTCATCAAGTATAACAGTTCCAAAAACGGAACTTATATCCGACATTCTTCTATAAAGAGTTTGTACATTACCCACTACAATTGGTGAGTCAATATCAAACTTACCACTCCCTATGATACCTGGTGTAATTCCAAAGACTTTCTGCACTTCTTTTTCCCACTGCGACCGTAATGCTAAAGTGTGCGTTACAATGAGAGTTTTCTGTTTTAATTTATTTGCGATAGCTAACGCAGTAAATGTCTTTCCCCAACTGACCCAAGCGTTAATTATACAACTGTCACTAACATCGTCATATACCGACTGTTGCGAAGGTCGTAAAGTAAACTTAAAGTCAAAAGGTTCTATTGGTGAGTCAACACGCTTATCGACTATCTCGTAGTCTTCTGGTATCAAATCCGTTCTTCCGCTAGGTATGGTAATCAAACCTTTTCGGACTATGCCCATATTCTTTATAATAAAAGGTGGGTCTAACGGATTTCTTGGTGGTATAGAATATGTTAGCTCATCATCGAGTTTAGACTGTAAAGTAGTATTTACTTCCATAAATATTCTATTACTCAATACTGCTTTCATATTTTACGCCAAGTGTCTTTTTGTTTTGTTTCCGAAAGTGAATATAAAATAGCAGGTTTTTTATTCATATAAAGAATACTTGCATATTTCATTAAAGCACTCGGAGGTCTCTTTACTACAAAAGGAAACGGAATATCTTTACACCATACAAGTGTAGCAATATCCCGTTTTTCTGTTTTTATAATTTTATGACTAATAACACTACATGACTGTTTCTTTACCCAACGAAAGAATTTACCATTACTATCAATATAAAATTGACCTTTGTGATGAACAAAGTCAGTAAAGGTTTCAATCATTACTTTTAATCGGTAAAGATTTTTATGTGGTGTTTGTAATCTGCGTAGTCCAAGACTATCGCCAGTCATATTTTTGTCGTCTACGATTTGAGTATCGCAGAATAAAAGACCGTCTTGTTCTTCTATTTCATCAGAATGAAGAACATATATAGGCCATCGTATCTCATTAAGATTCATACTGCTTTTTAAACTTACCCATGCTGTAATCTTCATCTATCTCAAAATCACAACCTATTGGGCAGCCTGGTATATTTAGCCCTCTGTCCTTCTGAACATTTCTTAAAAGTATATCACTATACTCTTGAACATAATCATCATCAACTTCTGCTAAAACCGAGTCATGGACTAGTGCAAATATTTTCATATTTTTCTGATAGCCTCTTTCACAAATCTCTTTATGAGCATCAACAGCGCCTAATAAATTAACATCAGACGCCACTGATTGAACGAGAGAATTGATACCTGAACGAACTTCATGGGCAGCAATTGCTTTGTCTGTAGAACGAACATTTGGTAATCTTCTCTTTCTGCCAAAGAAAGAATAGATGAAGGTTTGTTTCTCGATAAGTTTCTTACAGTCATCTAACCACTTCTTCAGTTTATGAAACTGCTTGAAGTAATCTTCGATAACTTCTTTAGCTTGACTTGTGCTAAAGTAAGTTCCACTATCTTTAGTAACTTGTTCACTAATCTTCTTCGGGCCTGCACCATACATAATACCGAAAGTAACAGCTTTTGCCATTTGTCTTTCAGTTGAATAGTACTTAGCAACATCATCAACTTCACAAGGGAGATTAAATACTAACTTAGCAATATTACTATGGAAGTTACCGCCATCTTGGAATACTTTTTGCAAAGCCATATCCTCTGCGAGAATCGCTGCACAGTATACCTCTGCGGTAGTTAAGTCCATCGCAACAATTTTCTTGCCTGGCTTAGCTCTGATACACCCTTTGACAATAGGATTGTCTCTTGGAATCTGTTGCATATTCATTTTACCACTAGACGAGAGACGACCAGATGTTGTACCGTGTAAATTAAACCCAGTTCTTAATCTTTCGTCTCTGTCCAGAGCAGGAATAATCTTATCTAGGTAAGTAGATTTGATTTTAACCTTCTGTCTAATGTCAAGAATTAACTGTGGTACTGGGTGTTCCTCTGCGAGTTTACCTAAAACCTCGGCATCTGTTGAGTCTGCGCCTGTACCTGTTTTCTTTCCAGTAGGTTTCAATCCAATATAATCAAACAACAATGAACGAAGTTGCATTGTGCTGTTAGGATTGAAGTCTTTACCTTGTGCTTTTTCAAATAATTTTACTTCTGTATATTCATAGAGTTTAGATACTGCCTCGTCAATTTCTTCTTGCATCAGCACCGAAGATTTTACAAGACGCTCCCTATCAAAGGGAACACCGTTACTCTCCACATCAAGTAGAAACTCTGTTGCGGGCAGTAGAATATTGTAGTAAACATTACCCAATTTCTTGTTTTTCTGCATGTAAGGTAAGAACTCTTCATAAATGAGATAAGTACATACTGCATCATAAGCAGCGTACTCTTGCATGATTTCGAAAGGAATCATATCCCATGTGAAGTCATTTTTGAGTAACCCATTACGCTTACGGAAAGACTCTATCCAATCGTACATTGGTTTCTCATAATCTCCATAAGGAGTAAATTTGAGAGCGAGTTGCTTTAGGCCGTGAGTGCCTGGGTTCTCGTTGAGTGTGTAGTGCATCAACATGGTATCATCAAAGTTCGGAAACTCAAATCCAAAGTGATACCTAAAGAATGCAATATCAAACTTACTGTTATGAAAAACTACTCTTTTCTTGTTAAAGAGTTCTTGTAGTAATTTCTCTGATGTTTCATCAATACAGTCTGTTGATATGTATGCACCGTGATTCTTTTTGTAAGATAAACTAATACCTAACATATATGCATCGCGAGGATACAAACCTGTTGTCTCTGAGTCAAGTGCTATGAATTCATTCTCATGATCGATTGCATCTTGCAAAAATTTATTTAGTTCATCTGTATCAGTAATACCAAAGATATCATCACTGCCAAGTTTCTCTTGTTTGAGTTCTCCTGCAATATATGCTATGATATTATCTCTAGACTCTTCCCAGCTTTTCTTTGCTTCTGGTTTGAAGGCTAACATTGCTGGGTTGATTACAGGCAGAAACTTATCTTCAACTATACGACCAGTATACTCTGTAATAGAGTTTATCTTCGTGTAATATTTCAGTGCTTCTGAACCTACAAGTATAACCCAGTCATAATCGTCTGGATTGAATTGTATATCTACATCTCGTTTCAATACTTTCTTTACTTGTGGGTTAGAGCATAAAACATATGAGTCGAACTCGAACTTGTTGTTAAACAATTCGAAGAACTTGTTTCTGCTTGGTTTTGATTCTATTAGTGCTACTTTCATTTTCATAATGTATATTATATCAATATTTTAACCTTTTGTCAAGAACTATTTTTCTTAGTACAATCGTTCTTTTAATTTTTGAACTGACAACTCACTAAGGGCTCCAGCATCTCCTAACTCTGGTGGTATTCTAATGTTATAGTGTTTCATGCCTTCTTTCTCACACATTTCCATAACCTTTTCTGCGGCTACCTGTCCCGCTTCGTCAGGGTCATAAAATATATCTATTTGGTCTACTCCTTTCATTTTTAGAAGTTGGAGTTTATCAACTGTAACATTGTTTACTCCAAAACAACACATGGCATTGGTTAGACCTTTGTCATGTAAATTAACTACATCATAGATACCTTCTACAAGTATAACTCTGCCTTTTATTGGAGTAGCATTATATGGGTACAACGGAAGCTGTACTTTAGGTGGGTGAAAGATATATTTAGGTTGATCTTTAATATGGCTATTCATCTTTAGTCTACCATTAAAGGCTACTATCTTTCCTGTAATGTCTCTTATTGGAAATACTATTCTTTCTTTGAATGGAGCATTTATACTTAGAAATGCTTCAAACTGTCTGTAAGTATCAGGTTTTATGTTTCTTTCGTTGCCAACATATGGCATTATTTCTATAGGCATTTGTAATCCTACAGTCTCCGACCTTTTTAGGTCTATTCGTTGTTTTACTCTTTCTCTTTTGATATCCATTCTATTACTAGGTTTATCAAAATGCTTAAATATATTACCCTTAAAACCACAGGAAAAACAATTATAAACTCCTGTAATTTTATCAATCCTCATACTAGGATTTGTGTCGTCATGCTCGGGATTTAGGCAACGGACGATAAAGTCTGCTGGTGAGACTTTAAATTGTATTTTTTCTTCTACTAATAATTCTTCTACTGTCATTTAATCCACTTTAATCCATGTAATTCTTTTATGTCTGACCAAATAAACCATGCATAGTCTATTGAGTCTGTTCCTTTTCCTGTGAAGGAAGGTCTTTTACTTAATATTACTAAACCCTCTGGCGGATACATTTGCCAGAAGTCATACCTAGCTTGTGCACCAAGAAAGTTTATACGTAATAACATTATTACGGTAGGTGCCATTGTCATTGCGTGTTCTATAAAGTCTTGTGCTAAACTGAATGGAGGGTTAGTAAAAACTAAATCATACTCTCCATCATGGTCAAAGAAATCTTTGCCTTCCTGTATCTCACACCAGTCTGTTTCTATTCCCTGTTTTTCTAAGAACGACACTATTCTACCATCGCCTTTGCATGGTTCTAGCGCAGTCTTAAAATTACTCCAATCTACAGGGAGTTTTTCATAACACCATTCTGGTGTTGGGTAATAATCGTATTTATTTCTCATAATATTTGTAAATGGTGGAGCTGAGAGGACTCGAACCTCCGACCCTCTGCGTGCAAAGCAGATGCTCTCCCAACTGAGCTACAGCCCCATTAATCAAACCAACCACTTATATATAAGTATACATGTATCACTATTAATTCTAGTAATAACATTGTAAACATGCCTGCTAAAAAACTCATTGTGGTCTGTATGCTTTTCCTCTATCTGTAATTAAAAATCCGTTCAAATGATCTAACTCATGTTGAACAACTCTTGCGTCAAAGTCTGTAAATTTTCTTTTTACTTTGACAAACTTTCCTTCTCTAACTGAAGTATATTCTAAAGTTATGTGTTTGGCTCTTTTTACCTTTACCATAGTATTAGGGCAACTTAAGCACCCTTCCCAATCTGCCTTCATGAAAGGACTTTTATCTAATATCTTGGGATTCATTACTAATTCAGGACTATCAAATGGCCCTGCTAAAAAGATTCTATATGGTAATCCTACTTGTATAGCAGATATGCCTACACCTTTATACTCTTCCATGGCGGCACCCATCTTATCTACTATTTCTTCTAATTGTTTCATGTTCCCGTTCCATTCCTGGGACATCGTTCTAAGTACTTTAATGTCTTGTACTATCATCTAACCACCATTCGTCTGCGTATATTTCGTCCCAAACATCTTCAAAGATTTTTCTAAATTCTTCTCTATCTGGAATAAATATATCAATATTCTGTTCTAATTTAATTCTGTGCAAATTAGTTACATAAGTTGCATATGCTCTATCTAACTGATTTTCTGTATACATTAACATGTTGCCTCCTTATCTAATTGTTTAACTTTTTCTAATGCAAGTTCCATTACTCGTTCTTCTTTGTACCAAATACCTGATAGTATAGTAGTATGTCTAAATCCAAAGTCTGGATCGATACTCTCAATAATCCATCTAGGTAGTCCAAATAGTGAGCGATCTTTAAATACTCTTACATCTCCATAATTTTTTACTAGTAATCTCATATTTCTTGTGCCTCTTCTTCACCGTCTCCTAGTCCCATTTCTTTTCTCATATTATCTTTTTCCTGTGGGGTCAATGCAGTCGCTGGGCCGATCTTCAATGACTTCCAATCTACTTCACTAGAAAATCCTTTGACTTCATTGTTTCTCATTTTAGTACAATTAAAAGTCATACATCTATCTTCTGGTGTCCATGTTTC